ATCGCCGTAACCAAGAATGAATTATTAAATTCTTATGAAGAATACGGTGTAGGTGAGCTAGTAATAAAAAAAGAACAAATCTTTCTAAAAAGAAAGAACATACTTAAAATACTAAATGTTCACCATGTCTTTGGCGCTACAGAGTCAAATTCTAGATTTGTGCCAGAAATCGACGTACCTGAAGATCATTCTATACTTGTATTCTCTTATCTACCTGAAGACTACAGGTCTTTATTCTCTCTAGATCACTCTGTGATATGTTCTGAGGATGAGTTCTCGGCAAATCCTGTTCAGCTACAAGAAAACACACTTCTTGGCAGACTAAATAATCGCTTACAGTCTATAGATCAAAATGAACTATGGTCTATACTTCTTCAGGGGTATAATGGCAAGGACTTACAGAAGTTTTTGCAAAAGTTTACGGAGGTAAAAAATGAAGATACCCTCTAATATGTCAGAAGAGTCAGTAATTAAAGTTATGAACAAGGTAATAGATAAGACTGCTGGTAAATATACCTTTTATGGATACTCAATTGATGACATAAAACAAGAATCCTACATTATATGTATTGAAGCCCTTGAACGATATGATGAGAAACGCCCGTTAGAGAACTTCCTCAGTTCCAATCTATCTAATCGACTAAAGAACTTTATCAGGGACAATTACTTCATTTCTACCACGGACTCTGAACGAGTAAAAGTTATACAACCGGCACAGTTAGATTATGAAGAGAAATTGATAGACTCTTTTGAAAAATACTCAGTACGTGATGAGGACGTTGACTCTAGTTATTTATTAGAAAATATAGACAGACTTCTTCCAGCTTCCATGAGAATGGATTATCTCAAAATACTAGACAATGTATACGTTAACAAAAATAGAAAAACAGAGATAAACGAAAAGATACTAGAGATAATGCAGGAGATAGGCTATGAAGAAAGGTAGGATCTCCAAAGAAGAAGAGGGTATTATCGAGCAAAGCATAGGCACAATGTCTTATGAAGAGATAGCTGTAAAGCTTGACAGAGACCCTAAGAGCGTTCAAGACTTCATCAAGCGTAAGTTTAAGGTTGGTGCATCCAAAGAAGAGAAAGCGGCTTTTGAGCTTGATCAGAGACCTTACTGGATAGAAGTAAAGCAGCAATTCACAGAAGAAGAATTAAAGCTTTTTAGATATCACTGGGCTAGAATCATTTCACAGTTTCGTGATGACGTTATACCTACGGAAGAACTACAGGTTGTTGACCTCATCAAGCTAGAGTTACTCATGAATAGGTCACTCAAGCAGAACAAAGATAACATAGAGCAGATCTCTTCACTAGAGGGTCTAATACAAGCAGAGAGGGCGCGCGATCCAGATCAGCAAGACGTAGACATGGTATTTAACATGGAGCGTCAGGCGGCTTCTCTGAAAGCTTCACAGGAATCTTTAAACAAAGACTATCGTGAATTGCAAACCAAAAAGAACTCGATGCTCAAGGAAATGAAAGCAACCAGAGAGCAAAGAGTAAAAAGACTAGAGGACAGCAAACAGAGCCTTGTTGGTTGGATAGCTTATCTTATGGGCAATCCAGATGTAACAAGCCAGTACGGAATAGAAATGGAAAAGATGCGACTAGCAATGAAAAAAGAGCAAGAGAGACTTGCGGGCTTTCATAAG